TATTCATATATTCAATCTGTCGATGAACTTCATTAAATAGTTCAGTGAACATATTTGCCCTGTCTGGGGTAGTGGCCATTAATATGGATAATACAATCATTTACGTTCTATTTTTGTAATGTATTCTACCGCCTTATATTCATAAGGTTTAAATTCACCAGCTGCTACCAATGTATTTTGCTTATCAGTCATAATTTCAGACACCCGATTATCAAGTGATTGAATCGTGTCAAACTCTTCATAATAAGTTCCTCCACCTTCTTCAGGATAACCATTTACATCATAAACAAGGATATATTTCATTTGAAAAAGTACGCCGTACCGTCTAAGTATTGATAATTTGGTTTGTAGTCTATAAGTTCAAAGTATTCTTTTACTGCTGCATGGCAACCTGGTAAGGTCCAATCGTCAATTATTACGCATCCTCCTTTAATTACCTTTGGGAATAAGTGCTGAAGGCATACCCATGTAGAGTTGTAGAGGTCGCCGTCTAGGCGAAGGATTGAAATATCAGCAGCCTTAAATTTTGGTACTGTATTTTCAAACCATCCTTTAATTGTAAATATTTGTGGATACTTTAATCCCGAATCTGAAATATGATTCCAAAAGTCTTCTTCACTTACAGATGTTGCACCTGTAGTTTCTAGCACTTGTTTACCTGGATCAGGTAATGCCATTTGTTCAGTCTTACTTAACATTGCAATCCCAGGCATCTGATCGTCCCGGTTACTCGGTAATGGTATCCCTTCAAATGAATCGAAAGCATAAATAGTTTTATTAGGTGCTCCGTATGCCATTGCAATAATCTGAGCGCCAGCAGCTACTCCACATTCCACATAACAACCTTTTTGATCTTTAAACTTCACAGCTTGACTATACGTGAAATTCAAAACAGCCTCTGAGCTGTATGCTATTCGTTTTGCGTATTCTAGTGGTGTCATTTTCTTTTGTGTGGTGATATGAAGTCGTACCAATAAAGTTCTTTGCTCAAATGTATCTCAGTTTTTAGTAACCCTTTTTCGTGAATCTGTTTGCTCCACAGGTAATCTTCTCTCTCCTTGATATCAAGGAATTTAATATGCTGAACCTTATCTCTCTTCATTGTAGATAAATGATTGGGCCATCTGTAATGATGACCACCACGACTAACATAATCACTACCTAGTTTAATAGTGAAATTCTCTCTATTGGTTCCATCTGTAGTCATGTATCCTATGAACGTTACCACATCAGGATCTTGATCTATGGCTTTCATTATTTCATCAACGTAGTAAGACGGTACAACATCATCACAATCAATAAAACAGAAGTAATCGCTATCACTGTTTTTAATCATTTCATTTCTTTTTGTTCCTATCAACATTTCCCTTCCGGCATCGTGGATTCTTTTCTCCACTTGTCCTTTATAGCGTTCTATCTGTGGATCTAAAATGTTATTAAGCCTGCTTAGCCTATTTATACTAAATGGTTCGTTAAGCGTTGGGATTAGGATTGAAAGTTTCATAATGGGAATCCTTGGCGTCTGCGTTGTTTTATTACTTGTAACCCTTGATCCCAATTTGCTTCGCTTCTTCTATATGTTTCGTCATTCTCACATTTGCCTACTGAATGATGATCATGAGGGAACTTTAAATGGGGGCAATATTTTATAAACTTCTTAGTAGTCTCGTAAAGATCTACATCTACATGCATTGATTTGTATGAAGGATGAAAGAAGTATCCAAGTAATTTATAAAGAGCACGATTCATGATTGGAATTGTTAGTACTCCTACGTCAAACTTTTGCAGACAGTCATCAACTTTTAAAATCATTGGTTTAGTTACTCCTTCGAATTCTTTCTCGATTAATAAATTCCAGTCTTCAGGACAATTAAAATCATCAGATAAGTAAACTAAAATATTCCCTGTTGATTGTTTAGCTGCTGCGTTTGTTGCCTCCACTACTGATGTATTTTGATTTGCTATAACCTTGTCACCGTGAAGATTTATATAGGCATTTAATTGTATGTCATCCAGATCAACGCTAACAATATGTTCGGGCCATCCATCGCACCAAACACCAGCCTTTTTCCATTTATGAAAAGTTTCCCGGCTTTTCATTGCCCTTCCCCTGCTTGGATGTATTAAACTTATCATATTTTATTGAACATATTATATGGCCTTTCCGGGTCTGGTTTAGCAATACCATTTCTATTGAAGCCTAGTTTGAAGCATTGCTGCTTTGCCTCTTCATTTCTCGGCTCGTAATACCAACACATCCCACAGTGGTAGAAATACTTATAGTGTAGTCTAAACCGTTGTTTGATCATAAATAACTCACTTTTATCTTTCTATTATGCACATAAATTGAAAACAACCGCTCTAAAAGAAACGGAGCAAGCGGGTAGTAGTTAATTCCTAGCTTCTCCTGCAGCATTTCACCGCTTTGATTCGTTAAATCCGAGTATTTACTATCACGCATAGCTAAAGCGTTGATTTCTTTGTCGTTTGTCATCACTTCCATTGCTGGATTCAGGTAATTTCTCACGTAATCCTGATAAATATCAGTCCTTGAACTATGATGATTCTGATAGATTGGAATTTTCACCTCTCCAGGCCTTGTAACTCCAATTGCAGCCAGTATTTTATCAAAAATATCCAAGAATCCAGGATGCCAGGTGTTTGCAGCGGCTAACATTCTATGGTGCTGTGTGTTTCTTGTAAATGTCATAACATCATAATCACTTTCGAGTAGTTCCTGAGTTATTTCTCGGTGCTGGCCTATGTAATACCTTAATTTTTGCTTCAGCTTCCATGAACAAACCGAAATTTTTTCTTTATCGGTTGCCATAACAAGTTCTGATATAATTTTATTTTCAAAGAAAATGGTAAGTCCTTCATTAAAATGAATCCGAGCAAAAGGAAAACAGTGCGGCCTTTGTGTCTCATGGTATATTACTTGGATCAACTCCGAAGCCATCGTAACACTTTATTATGACAAGTAGAGCAGCATATTTTTACGGATTTATCCCCGGTGTTCATAATGTAAAAATTGAATATATCCTTCCAAATTGGATGTTTGCATTTATGTTGAGCTCCATTTTCAAATAATCCTGCAAGCGCTTCAGGCTTTGTCATGAACAAATTTAAGGTATTTTTTAAATTTAAAAATAAAAAAGCCTGAATTTCTCCAGGCTCTTTCAGTTTATAGGTTAATTGATGTTTACGCAGTTGCGCTGTCAAGGTAAAGCTGAGTAGTTGCTGTGCTACCTCCGATAAGAAGGCGCTTAGGCAAATATCTCTCTGTACCAACAAGGTTTAACTGAGTGAATGTTGAATCCGTGGACTGTCTTCCAGTTCCACCAGTGGTCGCAGGACCAGAAGAAAGACCGTTTTCAGCTCCCATGATTAAAAATTCACCTGCGTTTGTTTTTAGGATTACTCCCAATTCTGCAACCGAAGAATCTTCGATAACCTTATCAGCCGTTGGGTTATTGTTGGCAAGTCTCAGGATCACCGTCTGGAGATATGAAACGTTACCACCGTCCCCGTTCTGTTGCTGCCAGGTCGCTTCGTGTGCGAATTTTACAGACTCAAACAAATAAAGCGATTGATATGTTGAGAAATTCAAGTTAGTAACATAGGAAGCAAGTGTTACATCTATAGGGGTACGAAGTGCACTCAAATTGAATACCCACGCAGCCCGGTACACGCCTCCCGGTTTCTTTAAATCCTCGCAATCAATACTCATTCCGTCGGTTATCCCACAGTTAAGTGGGAATAGTTGCCGCTCGTATCCGTATAGCTTCAGCATGTTAATGGTAAATAGCTGTTAAATCGCAATGAATGAACTGAACACCAAAACGGCTTTCATACTGTGCGTATGATGTTTTCAGTTTTTGATCGTAAAACATATCAATCCGGTCCAAGTCACTAGCGCTTTCAGTACCGAAAACAAGGTTTGAATATTTACTTGTTCCTTTCGGAGTGTAAAGAATCAGGTGACGCATGTTATTGTACCAAGGGTTTGTGGAGTCCTCGAAATAGTTATCCAAAAGATAAATAGGACGAACCTCAATTCCCCGGAAGAATAATTGATTTGTACCGTCAGTCAAAATCTTAAACTGTGTCTCAGTTCCACCAGACTTGTTCTCGTAAGAAGCAAGCAAGTTCTCATAGATGGATCCGGTTACCCAGAACACCTTTTCAGATGGAGGTAATTGTTTCAAAATGATTTGAGCCCCTACGTGTGTGGCTTGTAGTGCGTCGTATGCCTGATCAGCAGCAAGTAGTGAGTTGTATTGATTTGGAAGGTTGTTTCCTACTGGCTTTACGCAATAAGCGGTAGCAGCATCTAATAACTTCACCAAAAGACCTTCAATTACGTTATAATTGGCGTTTGTTGATGTGTCGTTAGAGAACCACGCGATGCGCATTATGTCTCTACGAATGGCGTCGATCATTTCTTCAGCCCAAATAGTTCTTACCTTTTGGGTTACATCATAACCATCCAAACCGTTAGCAACAAAAGACTCATCTTCTGTAAGTGCTGAAGCTGTCGCAATAAAATCCGATTTACACCATTGTAGGTTGGATTCGAACTTTCCGACGGTAATTTTTCTGTCTGAGAAAGATCCGGAAGTGGTATAAGTAGGACTACACCCTGTAGTAGCTACAAGTAGCTTTTCAAGTTGTCCAACAAGAACCAGATATTCGTCAGTACGGATATTTTGCCGAATTGTGAATATTTCAGATAGAGCCGGTGTGCCTATAGAAGGCTTCCTGTATAACTCCGTTGGCAGCTTGCCAGGGTAGGTATAACCGGGGGAATAACTGTAAGAAGTTGCCATTATTTTCTGTTATTAAAGTTTGATGGTCTGGATGTGATATAAGCCTGTCCTAAATCATGCGCCATTGCGTCTAACATTGGATCAGCCTGTCTTTCATTTACATTTTTGATAACCGGGCCTTTGCCGTCCTCGGATTTGTCACCTACGGTTTTACCTATTTCCTCCTTTAGTTTAAGGAACTCGGATTCGATCATCGTTACCCGATTTTCGAATTTTGCTGCTTTCGCGGAAGCTGTTGCGGCTTCTGTTTTGGCTGTACCTGCTTCTGCTAGCGCTGCGGCTGCTGATGCTTCTGCCGTTTCTTTTTCGGCCTTTGCTTG